CGCCAGAAGCTTCTTCGTAGTCATCTAGAGTTCACAAAGTATTTCTTTGAAGCGAAGGAAGGGCAGCCATTAATCGTAGGGCCTTATCATGAGGTTCTCTGTAAGACCTTGGACAGGGTCTTCTCTGGTGAGATTAAGCGATTAATCATCAATGTGCCGCCACGATATGGCAAGACAGAAATAGCAGTTAAGAACTTTGTTGCTAGAGGGTTCGCAATAAACCCAGGGTCCAGGTTCATCCACTCAAGCTATTCAGATGAATTGGCGCTTGATAACTCGAGCGACATAAGAGAGCTGATCCAACTTGAGGAATACCAAGATTTTTGGCCGATTAGCCATAAAGTAGACACGAAAGCTAAAGGTCTCTGGAGGACATCTGAAGGTGGTGGTCTAAAAGCCTCTGCTGCTGGTAAGGCGATAACAGGCTTCGGGGCTGGTCGCATGGTGCAAGAAGGTGAAGAGTGGGAGTTCAACGGCGCTCTGATAATAGATGACCCGTTAAAGCCAGACGACGCCTTGTCAGATGCGACTAGGAAAGCGGTTAATAACCGTTGGGCAACGACCTTTAGGTCACGATTAGCAGACGACAAAAATACGCCAGTCATCGTCATCATGCAGCGATTGCACATAAATGACTTTGTTGGGCATCTTCTGGATGAGTCAGGCGAAAAGTGGCATGTGCTGAAGCTGCCTTTGTTATTGGGTGAAGAGACAGAGCCGCACCCTAACGCTATTATGGTCGAGCACGGTCTTCCAGATGGCCCATTGTGGGATTACAAGCACGACCTTGAAAGCATTGAGACGGTAAAAAAAGCGCTCGGACCTGTCTTTGATGGGCAGTACCAGCAAGAACCAATAGTGCTAGGTGGCAATCTCTTTAAGAAAGAGACGTTAGTTTACTACAAGGATGTGCCTAAGCTTCAGTGGCGCGGAATCTATGTTGATACTGCACAGAAGACCGCAGAGCGGAACGACTTCTCAGTCTTCCAGGAGTGGGGCAAGGGCGTTGACGGAAAGGCGTATTTGCTGGATATGGCAAGGGGCAAGTTTGAGGCCCCAGAGCTGGAGGCAACAGGCTGGACGTTCTGGAACAAGTGCAAGGCCCGCAACCCGGAACATTACGGGCATCTTCGAAAAATGGCCATCGAGGACAAGGTTTCAGGCACTGGGTTGATCCAAGCGCTTAAGCGAAAAAGCGTCCCCGTCATTGGGATACCGCGCGAAAAAGACAAGTTCACTAGAGCACTCGACGTAATACCTAGTTTCTCTTCTGGGCTGGTCGCGGTGCCAGAAGACGCGCCATGGCTTAGAGACTATATTTCTGAGCTTTTGGCCTTCCCTGATGGCTCGTTTGACGACCAAGTCGACCCAACAATGGACGCAGTAACAGAGATGATTATCAAAAAACAAGCAGCACCGAGGATCACAGCACTATGAGACTGTTCAACCGCTTATTCCCCCGCGAGGAGAAGTCCAGCAGCGTAGGACACACGCTCGTTGTGTCTCCAGGGCAACCGGTCTGGTCGCCGCGCGAATACAAGGCGTTCTCTAGGGAAGCCTACCAGATGAACGTTGTCGCCTATCAGGCCGTTAACCGCGTGGCAGACGCCGTCGCCGGTATCGATTGGCAGGTCTACAAAAACGACAAAGAGCAGGACGGCCACCCTATAGAGGTGTTACTAAAGCGACCTAATCCGCACCAATCGGGCAAGGAATACTTCCGCGCGTTGGTGAGCTATTATCTACTATCTGGTAATTCTTACGCCGAGGCGATTAGGGTCGGCGGTGACATTAAAGAGATGTATCAATTGCGCCCGGACCGAATGCAGATCGTTCCATCAGAGACCGGCGAGCCTTCGAAGTTCATACACAAGGGCGCGAACAGTAAGGCGACGATCTTCCCGGCGGTAGATGAGGCTATCTGGCATATGAAGGCGTTTAACCCGACCGATGACTGGTACGGACAGAGCCCGATTGAAGCAGGGGCCTTCGCCATCGACCAAAGCAACGAGGCGATGAAGTGGATTCAGGCGCTCTTGCAGAACAGCTCCAGGCCGTCCGGAGCGCTTAAGGTTCCGGCAGACAAGGCCCTTAGCGCCGATGAGGTGGCGGCGCTTAAGGACGAGATCACAGAGAGTTACACGGGGAGTAAGCACGGCGGGCGACCTATGCTTCTACAGGGCGGAATGGACTGGGTGCAACTCGGTCTATCCCCTACAGATATGGGCATCCTCGAAACCAAGTTCAGTGCGTCGAGGGATATAGCCCTCGCGTTCGGAGTACCACCGCAGTTGATCGGTATCCCAGGCGATAACACCTACGCCAACTACTCGGAGGCGAGGATTTCGTTCTGGGAGGATACCGTAATCCCCCTCGTTGACCTCATAGCCGCCGACCTCACCGCGTGGCTTGGGCGTCGCGAGGGTGTCGAGATCAGGCCGGACCTTGAGAAAGTCCCGGCCATTGTCGAGAAGCGCCAATCTCTGTGGCAGATGATCGACGCATCTACAGACCTCACTGTGAACGAGAAGCGGGACTTGAAGGGCTACGCAAAGATTAAAGGCGGCGACGTCCTGCTTGTTGGTTCTGGTCAGATCGGGCTAGAGGACGCAGGGGCCTCGCTGTCGCTGGGGCTGAGTGAACAGACAGAAGCCGCACCGGCTGAAGGAACCGAAGTGGTATTAGGCGGGCAGCCGTCAGGTGTCGACGTGCAAAGGCAGGCGCTCAACGGGGCTCAAATGGCTAGTTTGCAGGCGGCGATCCAAGCGGTGTCCGACGGGCTGCTGCCCGCAGACTCGGCGATTGAAATGCTGTTAGTCGCGATTCCAACGCTCACGCGCCAGCAGGTTCAGGCCATGATCAAACCGGCAGAGAGCTTCGAGAGCTTGAACCCCGACGTGGATAATAAGGCGCTCCGAGTGGTGGCCGGGTACGGGTATGAGACGGCTACTTGATCACAACCCGCAGCGAGAGCGCCGCAGACAAGCGCGGATACTCTTAGTGTTAGAGCGCCAGTTTGCGGGGCGCTTTGCCAAGGAGATCAACGCAGAGATAAACCGGACACTGGCGCAGCTCAAGAACGGCGGGAAGCCCAAAGCTTCAAAGGCGCATTACGAACAGCTGATGAAGATAGAGCGCCAACTCTCCGAGGCCTCTATGGCTGCATTCGGGGGGCGCATCATCGACCAGGGGAAGAGCTCTGGCTTGATACTAGAAGTCAAGTTCAACGTCACTACGTTCTTCAGAGACAGAGCGATAGCTTACATTAACCAGGAAGCTATCCGCAAGCGCATCACCTCAATCGCCAATGCAACGCGCCAACAAATCGTTCGAGCGCTCGGTATTGGGCTAAGGGATGGGCTGTCCAGAGACGAGGCTATCGCGAAGATTCGCAAGGCGGGGCCGGGCATCTCACGCGCACGCGCCAAGGTAATCGCACGAACAGAGACGCACGCAGCAGCGAACGCAGGGGCCAACGACGCGGCGCTTGAGACGGGTTTGAAACTCAAGAAGGAGTGGATCAGCGTCAACGATGGTCGCACCAGATCAGCGCATTCAACCGCTAACGGTAAGATCGTTGGCATGGATGAACGGTTCGTGGTTAACGGTGAAGAGCTCCGTTTTCCGGGCGACCCCTACGGCAGTGCGGCCAATGTGATCAATTGCAGGTGTGCATTGGGGCATGTCGTCGTTGCGTAATCGGTAATTTTAATTACCTAAGTGGTTTAAAACTTAACAACAATGTGATATATGAATCGGCATTAAGTGGCCGTAGTGGTTTGTTCGGCCCATAAAAAACCGAATTGGGTTGGTCTTAATGCAGTATCTTACCACGCCTCTAGAGTACAAGATGGACGAGGGAGAGGAGGGCACGTTCGAAGGATACGCTAGTATCTTCGGTGAACTCGATAACGGTATGGACATTGTCGCCAAGGGCGCGTTCACTGACACCCTGCAATCCCCCACTAAGATCAAGATGCTCTGGCAGCATGACAAAGCACAGCCTATTGGAGTTTGGGAAGACGTCCGCGAAGACGATAAAGGTCTGCGGGTCAAAGGCCGCATTCTAACCGAAGTCCAGAAGGGCAAAGAGGCGCTCGCTTTAATGAGAGCTGGAGCGCTAGATTCTATGTCCATTGGCTACCAAGCCAAGGAGATCGCCCGCGAAGGCGGTGGCGCGGTCCGTCGCCTCTTGTCGGTCAAGCTGTTTGAAATCAGCCTTGTGACGTTCCCAATGCTGGAGAGCGCGAACGTAACGGCGGTGAAGACAGTAGATACAATCAGAGATCTTGAGAAACGCTTGCGGGATGCTGGGTTTTCTCAAACGGAAGCCAAGGGAATCGCTGCCCGTGGCTTCGACGGTTTGAACGCGCGCCGGGATGGTGAAGCAGATGACCTAGCAGCGGACAGTATCAAACAATATTTAGAGAGCCTGCAAGGGCTCAAGGAGACCATGCGTCATGTCTGACGATATAAACCAGCTAGTGCTGGACGCTAAGGCGGCGGTTACGGAAACGAATACTGCTTTCGAAGAATTCAAGAAGACCAACGAGGAGAAACTCGCCGAGTTCCAAAAGAAGGGCTCTGTCGACCCTGTCGTCACAGAACGTCTTGAGAAGATTGAGACGAGCATTCAAGAGGCTCAAGCCAAAAACGATGAGTTGATCTTGGCGCAGAAACGCGCAGCCCGTACCGCTACTGACGGTTCTGGTAACGCGATTGACCTAGACCAGAAGGCCCGTGAATGGGGCGTGTCGGTCGGTATGAAGGCCGACATGGACGCGGAGAAAGTCGGAGAGTACAAGTCGGCTTTTGAGGAGTTCGTCCGAAAAGACGACAGGGCGCTCACTCCAGACCAAATCAAAGCGCTTTCAGTTGGGGGCGACCCATCAGGCGGCTATCTGGTCGACCCGGATACGAGCGGGCGTATCGTTAAGAAGCTATTCGAGACATCGCCGGTCCGTGCTTACGCTTCCGTGCAAGTTATCGGAACAGACGAACTAACAGGCCTCTATGACGACGAAGAGGCATCAACGGGCTGGGTATCGGAGACCGCTTCGCGCACGGAGACAGGCACCCCGAAGATCGGCGAGTGGCGCATTCCTGTTCATGAGATCTATGCATCACCGCGCGTTACACAGCGTTTACTCGACGATAGCGCTTTTAATGTGGAGCAATGGCTCGCCGAGAAAGTCGCGAATAAAATGATGCGCGGCGAAAACACGGCCTACACGGTAGGTAGCGGGACTGGCAAACCTCGCGGGTTCATGACGTACCCCGACGGCGACTCGATCCGTGGAGAAGTCAAGCAGTACAACACCGGCGCGAGCGGGGCGTTTAAGGCCTCACCTGACGGCGGCGACGTGTTCTTGACAGCACTCTACGCCCTAAAGGGCGAGTACCGCCAGTCGACGAACTGGTTTATGAACCGTTCCACAATGGCCGCTGTTCGATTGCTGAAAGATAATGACGGGCGGTATCTCTGGCAGCCCGGTATTGAAGCGGGTCAACCAACTTCATTGCTCGGCCACCCTGTGGCAGCGGCGTTTGAGGACATGGCGGATATCGCGGCAGGCTCTCTTTCAATCGCAGTCGGGGATCTGGGGTCGGCCTATCAGATCGTTGACCGCCAAGGCATCCGAGTCATCCGCGACTTGTACTCGCAGAAACCTTACGTCGAGATCTACACCACAAGGCGCACCGGTGGCGCTCTCATTAATGGCGAAGCTTTGAAGCTTATCAAGTTCGCAGCCTAACCAAACAAAACAGCCGAGGGGTAAACCGCTCCTCGGCTTCTTCTGTTGGCTGATACCTGGCCAGCAATAACGCACTAAGGGGTTTAAAAATATGCGTGATAATATCTCCAATCAACAAGCCGTTCACCTCGGCAACGTCACTGTTAGCGGCACGACACCGGCGGTGTCTTCCTATGTCGATCTACGCGGTTTCAATGCGGCGGCAATCATGGTTGTCGCTAACACAGTAACCGACGCCGGAACAGCCGAGGGCTTCTCCGTCACTCTGCAAGAGTCCGAAGACACGGACGCAGCGAGCGCCGGGACAGTTGCAACGGCGGACACTACGGAGGCGACTAACACGTTGGCCGTGACCAGTGATTCCGCCGACAATACAGTCGTTGGTGCTCTCGGCTACAGCGGTAACAAACGTTACCTTGGTATCACTGTCACAGGCACCACGGGGTCTGATGCAGACATTTCTGTCTTCGCCCTACTTGGCCGCCCAGCAGTCGCCAAGACGACCTTCGTCGGTACAGCTGTCGCACGGACGTAGAGACTAAGAGCGGGGCGGGCTTAGCGGCCTGCCTCTTCTTTTTAAAGGACACCATGTTGCAAGCGAAAATCACAAAGATAGACGGGTACATGTGCGCGCCGGAAGGGCACACAGTCCAAACGTTCGCACTCGGTCGTATCGTTTCGGGGCCTGTCGCAGAAATGGCGGTAGCGGATGGTGCAGCCGAGGCGCTCACCGAAGGCGCGCAGGGCCGAGAAACTAAAGTCGAGCGCGTCCCCGAAGTCAAACGTCGGAGGCGCGGCAGGTGAGCTTGCGGGATCTCAGCCGCCCGACACTCAGGCACGGACACACGCTGACGACAGAGCCCGCGTCTGAACCTGTCACAGCGGCAGAGTTGCGCACCTATCTCGTTACAAACGCAACCATACTGCCCGACAGCCTCGCCGACGACTTCGTCAAAGAAGCGCGGCAGTACATAGAGCGGGTAACGGGGCTAGCCCTAATCAACCAAACTTGGACAATGGAACTTGACCGTTGGCCGCAGTCGGCCTCTACTGAGTGGTGGTCCGGTGTCCGCGAAGGCGCAGTCGCCGACCTGTACGCAGGGAGAACCACGAACCCAATTGAGCCACCGCGATACCCGCTATCGTCGGTAACGTCGGTCAGTACATTCTCAGAAGGAGACGTAAAAACGGCGATTACAGTCTCCGATTACTTCATTACGGACACAAGCCGGAAGCCCGGTCGTATCGTCTTGAAGTCGGGCAAAACGTGGCCAACCGCCACACGTACGGCGAACGCTATTAAAATCGTTTACGTGGCAGGATACGGGGCTACTGAGAGCAGTGTGCCGGCGGTCCTCAAAAGAGCGGTCAAGCAGTTCGCTGGCGCGCTATCTACGCACCGAGGCGACGGTTGTTCTGTCGAAAGCCTCTATTCCAGCAGCGGGGCTGCCGATCTCGTAGCGGCCTATTCGGTCACGAGCATCTAGCCATGGCATGCAAGTGCGATAGCCTACACGCCGGAATGCTAAAAGAACCGGTCACGTTCGAGCGCCCAACAGACACGGGCGACGGTCGGGGCGGGCGCACGGTGACATTTGCCGCTATAGCCGATTCCCCAACAGCCTGCCATATCAAAGCCTTGAGCGGTGGCGAGCGTTGGGCAAGTGGCCGGACCGAGGCCACGTCAAGCTATAGGATAACAGTGCGCTATTTCAGCGACATTAAAGAATCAGATACGGTGACCATACGAAGCCGCCGCCACAATATCCGGTTCATCAACAATCTCGAATTCAAAGACAAGTGGCTGGAGCTCGACGTCGATCTAGGGGTCGCGGTGTGAGCGGGGTCGTCGTGGGCGAGAAAGAGCTACGGGCGTTCCTCGAGAAGTTCGCGGACGAAGTTGCCGACGGTTTGGACGGGGTAGCGGATACGACGGGCTTGCTTGTTAAGTCCGACATTCAGAAAGGCTACCACGCGCACGCGAGCGCAGGTAAGGTTTACACCCACGAAATACTAGGACAGATGCCAAACGGACATTTGATCAAGGGTAAGCGGCGAGCGAAACCGCACGTAGCTAGCGCGCCGGGGTTCGCCCCTAACTCAGACACCGGCGACCTTGCTAAGTTCATCGCAGTTGAGAAGACAGAGCCCGGAGTGCGTGAAGTCGCACCATACGGGTTCGCTTCAAAGTACGGCGCTTATTTGGAGTGGGGGACAAAGAAGATCCTTCCTCGCCCGCTATGGCGCCCGGTTCGCGATAAAGCGGAGCCTACCTACAGAAAACTGGTTGAAGACTTGTTGGTCAGAAAGGCGAACGATGCTAGCCGATGAACTCCAAGACGCAATTCGCGCCAAGTTAGAGGCCGACGTCGCTTTGGTCGCGGCGGTCACAGGTATTTGGGTCGATGTTGCACAGCCTGATTTACCGGAGGCTGATAGCGCCTTCCCATATCTCACTTTCGGCGAAGACCAAATCTCCAATTGGGACACCAAGACAGGCAACGGCGCGAGCGCGGTCTGCCAAATAGACATTTGGTCGAGATCAAACAATCTGATCGAGGCTAAAGAGATCGGCAAATTGGTCTACAGGGCTCTCCACAAAGGAGCCTTGACCTTCGCTACCGCCGCGCATGTTAGCACCGTAGTGGAAAGTCAGGCGTATTCTAATGACCCAGACGGTAAAACAAAACGTGGTATTACATTAGTTCGTGTAATTTACGACGAAATATGATAGATTATTTACCAAATCAGTAAGGAGTTGACGAAATGGCAGCTGATACAGGCAGAGACTTTGTAGTCAAAAAAGGCGGCACGGCTATCGCCGGTTGCCGTGAGGACAGTATCTCGCTCGATGGTTCGCCCGTCGATATCACTTCAAAGAGTGACGGTGGCTTTAGAACGCTCGCAGGATTCTCAGGAACCAAGGCGCTCGACATATCATCGTCTGGTGTGTGGACAGACAAGATCGTCCGGGACGCAGCGGTGCTCGAAAGCGCAACGTTGCTCTTGACGGACATCACGTTGGAGTTCGCGGACGGGGGCACGATCAGCGGGGACTTCTTCCTGGCGAACTACGAAGAGACAGCACCGCACGAAGATGCGGTAACGTTCACTGCCTCTCTACAGTCTAGTGGGTCTTGGACTTACACAACGGCGGCCTAATCCATGAAGCAGATAACGGTTGCTTGGGGTGGTAAGGCCTACACAGTCAAGGAAGACCAAGCGTTCGCATTGGGCGAGGAGATCGAGGACATCATATCCCTTCCACAGCTCGCCCAAATGGAGACCTACCCGAAGTTTATCAAGCTCGCCCGTTGCTACGCGGCTGTTGTTAACTTCGCTGGTGGCAGCGCCGACCCCGAAGAAGTACATGCGGCGATGATGGCGGAGCTCAAATCGGGCGGGAAGGAAGCGAAGGCGTCCATGTTGGCGTCTATAGGTGGTGCGCTAATCGATATGTTGATGGACGGCGCGCCGGAAGCTGACGGCGAAGAGGAGGCCGACCCTAAAAAAAAGGCGATCGCTTAGTTCAACGGTGCTTTTTGATCGCGGTTCGCCAACTCAAGATAGCGCCGTCTGAATTCTGGGGGATGAGGCCCCGCCACTTCTGGCTTTTGCTGGAAACGGAGAAGCCCCAAGAGGGTGCTAAAAAAGGCCTCAACAAGAAAGATGCAAGCCGCTTGCTGAAATGGGCGAAAGAGAGAGCGAAGAATGGCAATTCCAAAGCTTAAAATCGTCGTTGGTGCTGACACAGACCCATTAAAAAAGGGCTTGGGCGGCTCCGGTACGCTAATACGGAACTTTGCGGCCAAAGCCACGGCGGCTCTTGTTGCGGTCAAAGCGGCGACGTTTGCGCTAGGTGTTGCGTCTCTCAATACGATAGACGCGCAGGCTAAGCTAGCCAAGAGCCTTGGTACGACGACAAAATCCATTCAGATTATGGAACGCGCAGGCAGTCTTGCGGGCGTTGCGATGACCGGCATCGAGCAGGCCACTAAAGATTTGACCCGCCGCCTTAGCCAAGCCGCGAGCGGGACAGGCCCGGCAGCAGACGCCCTCGACCGCCTAAAGCTCACGGCAGCCGGTCTCTACAATCTCCCGCTTGACGAACGCATAGCCACGATTAACACGGCGATTAGCAAGTTCATTCCTGTCGCCGAAAGGGCGGCGGTGGCTGGTCAACTGTTCGGCGAAGAAGGTTCTATCGCCATGGCGCGCATAGACGCCGCGACGATCAAACAAGCCACCAAAGAGATTGATGAATTCGGCGTTGCTGTGAGTGAAGTTGACGCTGCCAAAATCCAACAAGCAAACGACGCGTTGTCTCGTCTGTCTCTCATTTCGAAGGGATTGGGAAACAGGGTCGCCGCTCAGATCGCTCCGGCTCTAGAGAACTTTTCTCGCATAGTCGGCGACTTGTTCAAGAAGGGCAGCACGTTAACGAACGTTCTGTCTCAGTTGTTCGCAAGAGTTCCGGCCTACACCTCGACGGTGTTCGCTCTAGTCGGCGCGATGGTTGCCTACCGCGCCGCCGTGATCGCGGCGTCCTTCGTCACACAGAACTTTAAGAAGCTCCTTATCCGTTCTGGCGTTGCCTTGCTGGTCGTGGCGCTCGGGGAGGCTGTGTTCTGGATCATGAAAGTGGTCAAGGGGCTCGGCGGACTAGGCGAGGCTTTGAAAGTTCTCAAAGAACTTTGGGATCGCTCATGGTTGGCGATGGCGATAGTCCTAAAAGGATTCAAACTCTATGTAGAAGCCACTTGGCTAAGGATACAAGCCGCCTTTGGGGGCATGGTGGTCGGCATGCGAGAGAAGTGGATGGAGTTTATAAACTGGTTCGGGGAGAAAGTTAGGCCTTTACTGGCGTTCTTTGGCGCGGAAGGCACCATGGAAACCAATTTAAGGATTAAGAATGCCGGGGTTGAACTCGCTCGCAAAGAGATTGACGCCTTATCAGCGAGTGCCGACGCGCTTGCAGAAAGATCGGGCCAAAAACTCACCGATGCAGCGGCTGTAGCTAACACAGCTTGGTTGAAACTCAAGGACACGATAGCGTCTGCGCTGTTGGTTGAGGGCGGCAGCGACAGTCCGAGCACGGGTATCGAGGGTGGTACGGGGCCGCTTGCGGTCGCTGGTGGTCCTGTCGACGAAACAGACAGCGGCAGCAAAACCCAATCAGGTACGCGCGGGTCTAAAATGTCCGCTATCGATAGAGAAGTCGAGGCCGTTATGGCCGGGCTGCAAACTGTGGAAGAGGCACAGCGCGCCTCTTATGAACGCCAGAAAGAGACGCTCAGAGACTTCTTTAACTCAAGGGTAGGCGCGCACGAACAGCACGCCGCACTTCTACAGCGCGTGGAAGACACGCATCAGTTTAAAATGATGCAATCAAGAAACGCAGGCGTCAAAGGTACGCTCTCCGCTCTTGGTCAAGTGTTCCAAGGATCGAAGAAAATCGGCGCGGCTATCGGTGTTACTAACTCGTGGCTCGCATTCACAGAGGTTTTGAAAGACCCTGCCTTCGTCGGCAATCCACTGGGTCGTATCGCCGCCGCTGGCTCGGCATTGGCGGCGGGCCTAAACGCTGTTCGTAACATCAAATCAGGCGGCAAGTCTGCGAGCACCGGAGGTGGCGGAGGTGTTGCTCAAGCGAGCGGTTCAGTGGGGGCAGGCGGGGGCGATGTATCCAGGAACGTGGCAATCCGTCTCGAAGGGCAAGTCTTTGGGCAAGAACAAATTCGCGGT